CCAAAACTCGTTTGCTCTAAGGTAAACGAAGAAGCCTTCATCACCGAATCCCCAGGTAATAGATCACTTACCATGGAATTCTTGATGCAGACGAATGATTCCAAGGTATCACCAGTAATTGATACAATTTCAACTTCAGTAATCCTAACCTCTAACCTGATTAACAATCCTGTCGGTATTGAGGCAAATTCAAATTATGCCAATGATGAAAGAGTTAGAAGCTTGCTCAATGATCCACATTCCGTGGTCTACATTTCCAAGCCTATTGCTCTAAAACTACCTGCAAACTCCATCAAGGTTATTCTGTCTGCTAGCAGAAACGAAACAAACGACATTAGAGTTCTATATCAACTCTTTAGAGAAGATTCTCCAAATGCTTCTAATAACTTTGAACTATTCCCCGGTTATTCTAACTATCAAGTAGATGGTCAAGGTATTAAGAGAGTTATTGATACTTCCTTAAATGACGGTAGTGCTGATACTTTTGTAAGGCAAACCTCTGATAGGTCATTCAGAGAGTATGAATATTCAGTTGACGATCTCCCTGAGTTTACTGGCTATGCCATCAAGATCGTCATGGCGGGCAGCAATCAAGCTACTCCACCAATTATCAAAGACCTAAGAGCCATCGCAACCATTAAACCAAAAGTATGACCTACATCAAAGTAAAAGACAAGAATCACCTTGAGCGTGATAAGTTCAGTAATGCAATCGTCAACACTGACGTTGAAAATTACGAGAAGTACCTTGAAACTTATAGACAAAAGTACAGTGAAAAGCAAAAAATTACTAACTTAGAGAACGAAATGAATGTCATAAAGAATGATCTAAGTGAAATAAAAAATCTCCTTGTCTCTCTTATTAAAAATGAATCATACTGATATTAAAATAGAATCTATGTCTAGATCCTTTGAATTTGAAAAACTTTCAAGGGATATTGATACTATAGATAATGTAGTGGAACTAAGAAATCTATCTAAGTATTTTCTTAAGTTATATCTTAAACAACAAGAAGTTATTTCTACAATATAAATGGCTAAACCATCAACAAGACAAGGATTAATTGATTACTGCCTAAGGAAATTGGGCGCCCCCGTGCTGGAGATTAACGTTGCACAGGAACAATTAGAAGATTGTCTTGATGATGCAGTCCAATTATTTCAAGAGCGTCACTTTGATGGAGTTACGCAGACTTACCTAAAGTATAAAATTACACAAGCTGATATTGATCAGGCCCGAGGTAAGTCAAATGTTGGCATAACCACGGTCACGGGAACCTATAAGAACTTCCAATTTGAAGAAAATGGAAGTTATCTGCAGATCCCAGATTCCGTTATTGGTATTAACAGAATCTTCAAGTTTAGTGGAGTTAACAACATCTCCAGCAATATGTTCAGTATTAAATATCAGTTATTCCTTAATGATGTTTATTACTGGGGCTCAATGGAGCTATTGACTTATACTATGACGATGAGATACTTGGAAGATATTGACTGGATCTTGAATACTGAAAAGCAAGTGCGCTTCAATAAAAGAGACGATAAGCTCTACATTGATGTAGACTGGAATTATGTTGATCCAGATTCTTACATTATTATTGACTGTTATCGCGCTCTAGACCCGGCACAGTCCAGTAAAGTATGGAATGATTCTTTCCTTAAGCGGTATCTTACTGCCCTAATTAAGCGACAATGGGGACAGAATTTGCTTAAATTCCGTGGTATGAAGATGCCAGGGGGTATTGAGTTGAATGGTCGTGAACTTTATGATGATGCTCAAAGAGAAATTGACATGATCCAGCAAAGAATGAGCATGGATTATGAAGAGATGCCTCTTGATTTGATTGGGTGATCTAAATGTTAAATCCATTCTTCCTCAACGGCTCCGAAACTGAACAGGGGCTACTACAAAGTCTCATTAACGAGTCCATTGGTATTCATGGAATTGATGTTTATTACATCCCAAGGGAATACATAACCAAAAGAACTGTTATCCGAGAAGTAATAGAATCTAAGTTTTCTGTTGCCCTGCCTATTGAAGCCTATGTTGATACCTATGAAGGCTACGAAGGTGTTGGAACTCTACTCTCTAAGTTTGGTATTCAACAGATCAACGATTTAACTATCACGATCTCAAAAGAAAGATACGAAAATTATATTGCTCCACTGATCCAAGAAATTCCTAAAATTGAGTTATCAGCTAGACCCAAAGAGGGAGATCTAATTTACTTTCCACTAGGAGATAGACTATTTGAAATCAAATATGTTGAACATGAGAATCCTTTCTATCAGCTAAAGAGAACTTATGTTTATACCTTAAGGTGTGAATTGTTCAGATATCAAGACGAAATTATTGAGACAGGATTAGACTTCATTGACAACAATGTAGTTGATCAAGGATTTGTTGAAATCTATAGAATAGATGGTATTGGCTCAACCGCAACCGCAACTGCAACTATTGTTAATGGTGGCGTCCGCAGTGTTACTATCATAAACCGTGGTGATGGATACACTAGGGCACCCGACGTTGGCTTTACTACCGCTCCTGCTGGCGGATTGACTGCCGTTGGTGTTGCCACAATGATTGGCGGAATTGTTGATCTATGTGAACCTGATAACCAGCTATTCAGGGTTCAAGGTGTTGATATTGTTAATGCTGGTTTTGGGTATACAGTACCACCAACAGTAGCTTTCTATGGTGGCGGGGGTGCTGGTGCAGTAGGTATTGCTAGCATAGGAAATGGAATTGTTGGAGTTATTACAGTTACAAGTCAAGGTAGTGGTTATGTTGAAGCTCCTTCAATCACATTTACTGGTATTTCTTCAGTATCAGCAGCAGCCACGGCTATTGTTCAGAACGGTAGAATCACTGCTATTAGAATAACTAATGCTGGCTTGGGTTACACTGCTGTACCCACAATTACTATTTCAAGTCCATATATGATCGGTTTTGGTACCTTCCAGTTTAACGAAGAGGTTGTAGGTAGTGTTACTGGCGCAACAGCCAGGGTAAGAAAGTGGGATGCCACGACTAATACTCTAGAGGTATCCAGTGCATCCTCACCATTTGCGCCAGGTGAGATCTTGATTGGAAGAACGTCAAGCGCAACTTACAAAGTTCTAGGCAACTTCGGTAACCTAACTAATGAGCAACTAGAGGAAGAAGGATTGAAACTCAGTATTTCTATCAGAATGTAGATATTCAGGTAGAAGCCAATAAAATTCTTGATTTTTCAGAGAGCAACCCATTCGGTAATCCATAATGTTTGAGCACTTTTACTACGAAATTATTAGAAAAACTATCACCGCTTTTGGTGCTCTGTTCAATAATATCTACATTAAACATAAAAACAATGAGGGTGAGGTTGTTTCAACAATCAAGGTGCCTATTGCTTACGGGCCTACTCAGAAGTTCCTTGCTCGTTTAAAGGAATCTCCTGACCTCAATAAGCCCATTCAGGTAACGACTCCAAGAATGTCAATGGAGATCATTGCGCTGTCTTATAATGCCCAGAACAAGGGAGTTCAAACTCAATCATTTATTGCACGGGATGATAACGGAAAGCCAAGAAAATCATATCTGCCAGTTCCTTATACATTAAATCTGGAATTGAGCATCTTCACTAAACTAGAAGATGATATGCTCCAGATCGTAGAGCAAATTTTGCCATACTTCCAACCTTCTTACGTCGTAACAATTACGGTTGTGGATGAAATTAATGAGAAAAGAGACATTCCTTTTACTCTTGATAACATCACAATGACTGATAATTATGAAGGCAACTTTGATGAAAGAAGGGCCCTGATCTGGACTCTTAAATTCAGTGCTCAAATTTACTTCTTTATTCCCATTTCTTCTGCTAATGCCACCGATAGTGAGATTATCAAGAAAGTATCACTTGGATTCGTTGCTGGAGACACTTCAGGAGATAATCCATTCAAAGATGTTACTTACTCTGTAACACCAACAGCAACAAGGAATTATACAGGTACAGTTGTTACTACTGTTGCTGTGGATGCAGATGACGAAACCGTATTCTTACAGTTAACCGATGCGACCAACATCACAGAAAGATCTTTCATTAGCATTAACGATGAAACAATGTATGTTGAGAACATAGATAATGATGAAATAACTGTTATCCGAGGAATCTACGGTACTACTGCAAAGACTCATATTGCAGGTAGTGATGTAAAAAATATTACTACCGTTGATAATAATTTAATTGTCTATGGTGACAGTTTTAGCTTTCAGGGAGAACTTATTTAATGGCAGCTAAGAAATTTGATGCACTCAATGAGACATTTAATGTTGCATCTGAACCTATTTCCGTTGAAATTGAAAAGAAGCAAGAAGTTTCTATTGAAAAAGTAGATCAGGCGGTTATTGATCTTGAAAAAGATTATACCTATGCCAGAGCTACAATGACCAGCATTATTGACAAAGGTAGGGAGGCTCTGGATAATATTTTAGAGCTTGCG